TGCACTGTCGCCTGCACCAGTGGAGAGCCCACAGTAAGCCTCCCCTGTTCGACCAAAGGCTTCACGTAACGAAAATCGGGCACGGTGTTGATGACGTCAAGCAACGCATTGCCTGTTGCTAGGCCGAGCACTTCAAGGATCGTGCCGTTGCCAATCTCTCTAGCACTTGGTTTTGTGCGGCCAATACTGACAGCCGCTGCGATGGCGTCAAAGTCGCGTGATGCCAGCAACGCTGGGCCACACTTGGCTTGGATTTCTTCTAGCAGCGTCATAACTAATCCTCAGTCACTACGGTACCGGCGGTAAGCTGCGGAGTTACACCGTTGCCACACACAATGCTTGGTGAGATTGCGCCTTTGTAGAGCAACTTACCCGCGCCAGATGACGATGTGCCGAGGCCCCAGTTTGTTGCAGTTCCGGTGCCGCCAGTGCCTGCGGGGAAGGTGACGTTGGCGACCAGAGCGACAGTGTTGGTGGACACGGTAAACCCAGCGCCAGAGCGGGCCACGGCCACACGGGCATAGCTGGTGTAGGCCACCTCGTTGGTGGTCTGATCGCCTGCTTCGCCGGGGTCTGAAGTATGCAGGGAAAAGTACAGAGAGCCAGCTGCTGCTGACTGGAGAATACCTGCTGCATCGCCCACCAGGGTCATAGTGGTGTTGTTGAACATCAACAACAGGTAATCGTTTTCGTGGGTGTTGCTCTTTGACATGGTAGTTCCTTAGCGGTTTACGATTTTGAGGGAGATGGTCCGGTCGTCAGTACGCCCGCCAGCGGTGGTGATACGGCAGGTCAGCGTTTCAGTGGTATCCAGCACACCGCCTGTCACGAACACAGTCGCTGTTGTTGTGGTGTTCGTTGGGCTGGAGGTCGTGATGCCAGAGCTGACGACCCACGTGACTGAGCTGATCGTGTCGGAGATGGCGGTCAGGTACGGACCCCAGTCGAACGTGTAGTCCAGGATGGCGTTCGGGTCTTTTTTGTAGGCCACTAGATGCCTCCGTAGGTGACTGTGCTGACGGGGCGGCGCACGCGGCTCTGCTCGGCCTTGGCCTTGGCGCAGTATTCTTCGTGCCTGGCTTTGTAGCTCTCGGACGCGCCCTTGTTATAGGTCTCGGCGTCCTGCACGTCGTATGCCAGATGTTTGACCCAGTTCAGCAGGTGCCTGTGGTGCTGCTCACCGATCTCCAGGTCGTCGCCAGCCTCGACCGTCACGGGCAAGCGGAATGTGCGCAATTCGATGACCGAGGGCCCTTTGGGTACGGTCAGCGTGCGGACCATGCCGTCGTCCATGCCGGTGATCAGCGCCTCTACCGGCGCGGTCCAGTTGGGGTCTGCCAACAAGTTCGCTGCACTGGTCGCGAGCAGCGCTGCCAGCTGTGGCGCGGTGTAGGGCGGGGCGAAGCGCATGTTGTTCTCCGCCATCTTCTCGACGGCGACTATCGGCATGTCTTTGCCAGTCGCTGGGTCGATAGCATCTCTGATCTTCAGTATCCTGGGGTCGAGCTTGTACCACTCGGTGCCCGCCACGAGGTTCAGCTTGAAGCTGCGCGAGTCGGCAATGCCGTAGGTGTCGCGGCAGAACTGTTTCTGCGCGTCGTCGATGTAGCCGTAGATGAGCGCATCCGACCACAGATAAGGCAGCGCCTCATCGAACACTTCGGCCCGAAAGATCGCGAGCAATTCTGTGGTCGTCATGGCTTATGCCTCAGCTCGTTCCAGACTAAATTTGTTCCAGGCTGCGTCGCGCTCTTTGTTGTGTACAGACCAGCCCAACTCTTTGGCTAAAACCGCGTTGTGCGGAACACCAACAGCGGTGAACTCTTCGCGCTTATTGCGGAGGACCAGCTTCTCAAACACGGTGAACAGTGCGGCTTCACGCGCCGCGGGGGTTGTAGGCTCGACAGGCTCAGAGGTCTCGACCTCTGGTATTTCCTCGGCGGGCACGATACCGACGGCGATCAATTCGGCGTGCATCTGTGACGGGGCATAAGTCGGTACGCCTTTTGTAAAGTGCACAGAGCGTCCTGATACAGAGGCTACGGTCATGTTTCGAGGTGCGATGTATTCCATTTGCAGTGCTTTCGGTTAGGTTTATAAAGAGACGGGGCTTTGCGGCCCCGTCTCATTCAGCTCATTTCACCGGTTAGGTGATCTGGACTTCGTTGGAGCGTCCGGCAACGATGTACTCGATGCGCACCGTGATCGCACCTGCCGTGGCAGTCGCGACGGTCGGCGTCACGGTCAGACGCAGGTTCTCGCCTGTTCCGACGTAACCGGTCGGCACCAGCGCCGTGAGCGCGGCCGTGGTCTTGTCGGTGGTGCCCAGGTAGCGGTTGTCGGAGCCGGAGTCACCAACCTTGACGTTGTAGGCTGTGGAGCCCGTGAACGCGGTGGTTGTGACGACGCTTCCGCCGATCACGACTGCGCCAGGAGGCAACGGGATGATGTCGAACACGTGGGCAGCGACGGTTGCGAAAGCATCCGAATTGCCTGCGGTGTTCACCATAGTGTCGCCGATGGCGAAGCTGAATTCAGCCACCAGCGGGTACTGTGCCGTACGGGACTTGATTTTTAAGGCCATGTCAGTTTCTCCTTATTGAGCCACGTAGCAGCTGATCACGCCGAAGTCTTCGACCGCGTTGCTCTCGTAGATGTTGCCGAACTTGGGTTTCAGGAAGCCCAAGATTTTTCCGACCGAGATACCTTGCGAGTTGCCGTAGTCGAAGCCCTTTTCGTTCCACTCGGGGGCTTTGATGTCAGCCATACCGAGCGCCTGAGCGCCGCAGAACAAGACCTGGCAGCCATTGACGGTGCCACCTGAGCCATACTTGCCGCTGGACAGACCAGAGGTGTTGGGCACATGACGGAACTCATGCAAGTAGATGCCGTCGATCTTGACGGTGTTGCCTGTGAACAGGTTGTCGTTGACATCCTTGCTCTGGCTGTAACGCAAGTTGGCCATGTAGTCCGTGTCTTGCTTCAGCTTGGCCATCGCCTGGGGGGTCAGGAATGCGTGGAACGACTCTTCGCCGCCGCCGTTGGTCACGCCGCGGATGTAGCGGTCTTTGGCGTAGGCCTTGAGCTGCACAAACATCTGCCAGGTCGGATAGTCTGTCGAGACCACGTCAGCGGAAGTGTTGTTGCCGGTCGCGCTGTTCTTCAGGACCTTGTTGGTCGCATCCCAACGGCACATACGGCGCGTAGAGGGTGCGGCCACATCGGCAGCGAACTCCAAATACTGGAGGTCAGAGCCGACACGGGTTGCGCCGTTCGGGTAGTGGGCATAGCTGATACCAGCCAGCGTCTGGAACGCCATCTGGTCAATACGGTCTGCCAGCCAATAGGACAGAACATTCTTGGAGTTGTCGCGGAAGCTGACGACAGACTTCTGGTCTGCCATACGACCTTCGTGACGGTTGGCATGACGCAGCTGGTCAATGCGGATGACCTGGTCAAAGGTCTGCATCGCCTCTTCGTTGCCTTCCAGCGTACGGTCACCCGCAACGCCGTCACCTTGGAGGTCTGCCAACAGCGTGATCACGGCGCGGGCGCCCTTCTCGGACTGCTTCAGCTCGGTGACATGTTGGATCATCGCGTTCGGGCCAGAGCCCAGGAACTTGTTGATGAAAGATTGATTGCGAGCATTTTTCCAAAGGTCCATGCTCCAAATCGTTTTTTGCTCGTTCGTGAGCAAGCCGAAGTTGGTTAGTGCCATCTGGCACCTCCTTCATTGATAAGCGGACATTTACAAACTGGCTTTTCAGCCCCTTTGCCGCATGTCGTCGCGACCAACGAAGGTGAAACGTATCGTGTTTCTGACGTGGCTCGATTCTACATCTAATTTAGATGTTAGATGTCAAGTGTTTATTTTGGCCAAGCCTCTATCAGTGTTTTGATGTCGCTGACGTGCCGGTCAGCGTGCTCGCCCAGCTCCCGATATTCTTTCCCGCACTGATCGAGTAGTCGACTGAAGGCAGCGGCTCGGTCAGTGCAGGCATCGAGACTGGTGGCAGCGGTGTGCAGGGCAGCAGCGCTGGCTTCGCGCAGCAGCCGGAGCTGATCAGCACTATCAGCAACAGCCCGACGTAACAGAACATCACGTCGCGCGGCAGCGCTTTGAGCCTTTGACACAGACTCAACTTGTCCTTTGGCGGCGTTACTTGCCGCGAAACCTTCCGCCGCTCGTACGTGTTCATATTCTGCTTCCTTTGCTCTATGTCGCCAATCCTGGACCTGCCACCCGGCGCCGAATGCGAGACTGGCGCTGACCAGTGCGGTTGCTGTGTAGGCATACATCACGGCACAAAAATCCTGCTGCCGGAGCCTGGGGGCACGCGCTGCCAGTGAGACCACCCGGGGGTTGCATCGGGATGCTCCAGCCAGATACCGCACGCCTGAAGGACCCCGGTGTGCTTGTAGCACCAGTTGTCGATCTGTTCGTCCGGGTCGTACCAGTCAACCGCGTTGCCCTGTTTGTGCTTGCCCTTGGGTGCGCCGATGGGGCACGCCTGCGGGCGAAACCCGCCGTTGCCCCGGCCGCTTACCTGAGTCTTGGTGGCGGGGTTGATGAGAAACACGATCCCGTCGTCCTCCATGAACCCGCTCAGCAGAAATGCCGCCGCGAGCAGCTTCTGGGCGTTCATCTGTCTCTCTACCGTCCAGTCAGTCGACGCTCGGTAGGGGCCAACGTACTGTTCGAGGGTGATCATGGCTTGCTCTTTGGGGTCTGGTCGACCAAGCGGCCCGCGACACCGAATGTCAGCAGCGCCAGGGTAACACCCTGCACCACTCCGTGCGGGAGGCTCGTACGCAGGTCATCAGGGATGAACATCCACGCCCCCTGTACTGCACCGGCAACGACCATAGACTGTACGCTGATCCAGCGCCAGGCGCGCTTCCAATCCCTGACGAGCTTCATTTGTGTGGTCCCTGTAAAAACGCCGACCATGCGGTGATGGCCAGCCAACCCAACAAACCAATCAGTCCGTACTTGGTAATCTCTTCAAGCATTTTTTGCCAGAACTTTGCCCGGGCCTCAGCCTTGGCAATCACCGCTTCATGGTGCTTGCGATGCCCCGCCGGATCGCCTTCTGGGAAAGCGTCCGCCATGAGCTTGCTTATCTCCTGAGCGAGTTCCGTCGTCTCTTCCGTCATGTGTTTCGTCAGGCGCTGATCCAGCGCCGTAACGTTGGTGTGCAGGCTCTTGACGTCCTCGTGGATGTTCTGCACGATGGTCAGCAAGATAGTTGTTTCGGCCCTGCGTTCGGGCATGGGTCCTTGAGGCTCGGCCGGAGGTGATGTCATTTCGCTCATGTCTGGTCGTCCTCAAGGTTCTGGGGGTAGTTAGCTTAGGTCGTCACCGCGCATGCGGGCCAGGGCTTCGTCGCTTAGTTGCGCGAATTCTTTTTGACTCATCCGCATGACGGCTTCGGCGCTGTCTGCGCCACCGCCCAGCTTGTCGCCGTCCAGACCGACGCGGCTCAGGCTCGGGGGTGTCTTGCTCACCGCCTTGACGGTCTTCTCGACTGCGCCCTTCTTGCGCTCAGCGGCGACGTCTTTCTCGTTTACGCGCGGGTTCGAGCTGGTAGCCACTTCCTGGCGCGTGGTGCGGGGCTCGACGATCATCTTGACTGCCTTCTGCAGCGCAGCGGTGGGTGTCAGGCCCTTCATCTCGTATGCCGACTTCAGGTCAGCCACTTCGGCCATGGCGGCTTCGTCATAGTCGTCGTGGTCAGGGTTCAGCGTCGGGAAGGCAGCCTCCACGCGCTCCAGGGCGGTGTTGTAGCGGGCGCGTTCGGTGGCACGAATCTCGGCGGCATGAATCTTCATGTCACTCTTCGACTCAGCCATGTCGCGCTCGGCCTTGCGTATCTGCTGCATCACGGCGGTGGCCTTGTCGATCTCGCCGTCGGTTAACAGGCTGGCATACTCCTTCTCCAGCTTGAGCACGTTGTTCTCAAGGGCCGTGATCTCTTCGTTCACGTTGGCGACCTGCTGACCGTTCTGGTACTGGGCCAGCTGGCGCTCGAGAGAGGCGCGCTGTTCGCGCTCCTTCTCCAGAATCTCCTTGTGGCGGCTCAGCGGGATGCGGCTGTCCTTCTTCGACTTGGGCTCCTCGTCCTTGGCCTCTTCGGCCTCAGCGTCGATCTCTTCCTTCAGCTCCTTGACCTTCGGGTCGTCCTTGACGTCTTCGACATCTGCGACGACGTTGTCTTCGGGCAGGTTGTCACCGCGGTCAACAGAACCGGTATCGCCGGGCTCGGGGGCGTAGAGACGGAAAAATTTATTCAGGATCATGGTAGTGCTTTCAGTGGTTGTTAATCTATCTTAGACCTAAGATTTCGAGGTCGGCAAACGGGAGCGGTTTGCCACCTGCTGGCTGCTCGGTGGTTTCGCGGCTGCGGTGGCAGCCTGCTGGGCTGCCAGGACCCGGGCGTCGATGCGCTTCTGCTGCATGTCGCGCTCTTTCATCTGAATCTCAGCGTCGAGCTTCTCGCGCTCCAGCTGGTGTTCGCGCTCGGCCAGGGACATCTTCTGCTGGGCCAGCCGCTCATCGATGCTCATCTTGTGCTCAGTGGCCTGGGCCTTGACCTGGACCTCAGCCATCTTGGCCTGTGCCCCGCCGTCGTCCTGTTCGGGGGTCATGATCTCCTGGGTCTTGGCCTGCTTGAGCTGTGCATCAGCGTGTTTCTGGGCCACCTCAGCCTCAGCCTTGCTGACCTCTGCCTCCTGGCCGCGCTGCTGCAGCTCCTTCATGGCAATGGCTTCAGGGCTGGTCTGGTCGCCCTGCATCTGCTTGATGATGTCCTTCTTGTTCATCAGGCGGCTGGAGTCGACCACCACACTGTCAGGGATCATGATGCCTGCCTCGCGCATGGCCATGACCTGTTCGAACTGGGAATCCTCCAAAGTCTCGCGGCGCGGTACGGAGGTCACGACGACGTCGTACTCGCCCAAGGTGAGGTCGTTGACGATCTCCTGATACGGGGACTCTTCCTCGCCGGTCTCCGGGGCGGGATTCGGCTGGTTAACGACGAAGGTCTCACTCTCACCGGTGGCCTGATCGTGAGTGATCGTCATCAGGCGCTCTTCGGTATAAAACTCTTGAACGAGGTCCAGGACGTTCCGCGCCAGGATGAAGTCCGTGCGGGTCAGGTTGTCGAGGGGTTTGACCAGATTAGTGCTGCCGGCTTGCTTTTTAGCCTGGATAGCTTTGGCGGCAACGTCAGCCCGGTCCATCCCCTGCATCGAATCGCTAACGCCCGAGATAGTTTTGATGGACTCCTCTGCTTTATACGAGATACGGTCGAGTCCCTGTGGTACCTGGTTAGGGCTGATTTTCTGGACATCTTTATCTGGGTCTCCGTTGACTTCAATCACGAGACCGGTCTGTGCGCCCTTCTCTTCGAGCTCCTCGACGGTCATGTTTGTCAGGGCACCGGCCTTGACCTTGTACCCGCTGTTCGCCGTGGTATTTACGACGTGAAGTTCCTGTGAGGTGACCTTGTTGAGCAGCTCCTGCGGGCCCAGCAGGTTCTCTACCAGCCCGATGGTGTGCCCGTGGCGGAAGTGTGGGAAGTACGGCACCACTGTGAAGTGCTTGTACGGACTCCAGTCGTCGTGCAGCACGACACTGTCCGCGATCACCGTCCACTTGATGCGCCGTGTGAGCTTGGGCACGACCTGGAAGCCGTACTGCTCGACGAAAAATGCGATCTTGTTGCGGTCAAACTCCTCTGGCACCGGGCGCATGTCGCCAGTGACGGGGCTGAGGAAGAATTTCTGCTTGTCCAGCACCCGGTACTGGCGTTCGATGATGCGCACGTTGCGCATAACGTCGGAATTGTCCCGATCGCCCGCATACATCGGGAACTGGCTGTACCCGAAGCGGTCCCGGGCCATCTGGATGCTGTCAAACCCATACGGGAACGCACTGTTGTCCCGGTTTCTGAGCAGATCGGCGTCTTTTTCACTGTACAGCACCGCGATGTCGTCGGCGGTGGCCCATTTTGTGGTGAAAACCTCACTCCACTTGTCTGGGTCGTACTCTTCGGCGTCTGGGTCGACGATTACGTTCTTCCCGTTGAGCAGCTGGATGTCCACCTCGCCTTTGGCAGCGTCGTCGAACTTCAGCCGCACGTCCAGGTAGCCCCGGGAGCCGATCACACCGTCGGCGAACATGTCCGAGCGCTTCCAGTCGAGCTGGTTGTTGTCGCTGATCTGCTTAAACACCTTACTCAACACGTCGGCTGTGGCAGCCGGGGCGCCGGAGCGGGGGCGGAAGGAAATCTCTGCCCGGTTGTTGATCTGTTCGCCCAACACGTTACTCACGGTGGACAGAATCTTGTTAATTGTCAGTACCGGACGGCGGACTTTCTCAAGTATGGCGCGGTCGCGCAGGTCCCACTGGTCCCCGGCGAAGTAGCGCTCACACTTGCTCGCCTTCTCCATGTACCGGGTATGCCCGTTGTCCCGGCAGTACGCATACCTCTGCCACTGTTTCCACGCAAGTTCAGTATTAATGGGCATGTGTGGCCTCCGTAGAAATGGCTGAGTGGAGACCGTTGGGGTTGCCCTCACTGACGAGCCCGCATTCGTGGCGGGCAGCGCTGTGGTGGAACCAGTAGTTCAGTACGGCGATACCTTTGGCAATCATGTCGTCGGTCGCCGGGCCAAACTCTTCAGCAAATGAATTTCTGCGCTTCAGGAGACATCCGCAGGGGAGCTGGCGACAGACCTCCACAAATTCATGGGCGGTGGCGTAGTGGAGCATGTTCACTTTAGGAACCTCAGTTTGTAGGCCGTCTGCGCCGTCAGTTCTTCGAGCTCAGCCAGGATGTTCAGCAGCGCCTGGCTGCTCTTGGCGTCGCCCTTCATCTCCTGGCGAACCAGGGTCAGGTAGTCGTCGATCAGCTCGATAGGGTCGTCGTAGTCCAGCGTGGCGACGCGCGGGTACTTCGGCAGCTTCTGCTCCAGCCCGGTGTACACCTCGGCGAACTTGTCGATCAGCGGGATGAGTGCGTCGTAGAAGTCACCCAGCGCCATGTGCTGGGCGTAGCTCGTGCTGGTCAGATGAGCCAGGTGCGCAGCGGTGCGCACGGCGAAGGTCTGGGAGACGAAGGATGCACAGCTCATGTCAGGCTGCCATGAACGAACCGCGCCCGCCCAGATTTAGTTTGTCGCGCCATGATGGTGGGGCTTTCGTTTTAGGTTTCTGTGGGGCCTGGCGACCGAGGGCCATCTGGGCCATCCAGCTCACGCTGTCGACCATGTCGTCGTGGACGCCGGCCGGAAAGCGCAAAAATTCTGTGCGCAGGGCATCGTACCAGTCGGCTCTGTCGTTGAACGACACCATCCCCTGCTGCATCCGGCCCTGTAGCGGGCGGGCACGTGCCAGCTTGTCCGTGATCGGCTTGAGTAGCTGGATGGAGGGGTACTGTGATCGTTCTCTCATTCTCTTCTTAAGTAGAGTTTCGATTGCGCGGTAAATCTGCCCGTCCTCAAAGCCGAGCTGCTGCCCCGGAGTGTACCATTTCTTACTTAGATTTAAGATTGCCTCACAGATGAACATCCCGTCGCCGGACTTAAACCTCACCACCTCCACAACGTGCAGCACGTCATCATCGTCCTGCAGTCCGACGGTGCCCACTGTGTAGTCGTTGGCCTTCTTCTCACTGATGGCAAAGTCCCACGCGATAAACACGTTACAGCGTGACAGGTCCGGCGCAGGGCCGCGGCGGAAGTAGTCTTTCGTGAAGTACGCCCCGTCGTCTGGTACCGGGTTCTGCTGGTACAGGGCTGACCAGAACCGTGGGCTGATCGTGCGCTTGATCTGGTTGAGCTTCTGCAGGTCGTAGCGCGCGGGGTGCAGGGCCTCACCCTTTAGCCGCAGGAGCCGGCCGTGTTCTGGCGGCGCACCGCGCACGATCAGATCCGTGCCGTAGTCGAGGTACTCGTCCTCTTCTGCGATGGCCGGGTACTTCACCACCGTGTACTGGTCGGCGTCCGGGTCAGCAGCCATCGCAGTCTGCAACTGACCAGCGAGGTCTGAGTCATGCCACCAAGTCTGCACTATAAGTACGCCACCGCCTGGTGCCAGCCGGGTGTACGCAGTCGAACCGTACCAGTCCATTAACTTCTCCCGCGTATCTGCGGAGTCGGCCTCCTCGGCGTTTTTTAGGGGGTCATCGATGATGAGAATGTGGCAGTTATGGACCAGCAACCCGCCAGCAAAAAAATTACCGGTCCCTGTCTGGAAATCGACTACAAAGTCGTCTGTCGGAAGTAGTCCTGCAATGTCCTCTGCGCAGGTCCCACGAACGCATGATATTTCTTGTGGCACGGCATGCACAGTAGCGCCAAGTTCTTCAGGTCTTGGTTCTCGGGGTTGTGATCGATATGGTGGACTTCCATCCGGGACTTCCTGCTCCCGCACAACACGCATGCCTTGACCTTCGTCGACACGAGTGCTTTGGTCGCAAGCCAAGCCGCGCCATAGCTCGCCGTCTCCCGGTTTTTGGCCCTGAACGCCGTGTAGCAAGGGTGGGAACAGAATTTCTTCTGTTCTTTCCCTACTAAGGGCTTCCCGCAGCCACCGCATACCCCGTGCGAGGTGCTGTACTCCGCAGGATGTAGCTTCTTGTACTCTGCATAGCACCCTTGTGAGCAAAAAGTGTGGACTTCCGCCCCGTGTCGACTTGCCGCCTTCTCGTGCTCCCCTCGCTGGCGCGTGAAAGGGGTGCTGCACTGGTCGCACGTAAGCGCCACCCTCTCCTGCTCTCTCAGGCGTGTATAGCAGGCTTTGCACGTATGTGCCGTCTGCGCCTTCGGAGAGCCACACTCCGGGCATACCTTGCGTTGAGTGCGCAGGGCGATACTCGCCTCCTGCAAAGACTGGGTGGTCAACTGTGATGACCGCAGCGCCGCACCGGACAACTTCTGCAACCCTGGCGGTGACGCTAACCGCGATAACTGTCGTTTGAACGACATGTCCTGTTTCGTGAGAGTAACCATAAACCGAATCCCCTACTTTTAGTTGAGATGCGGGTATTTTACCACGGCTGGTGTCGATGGTGCAATAGGGTATGATGCAGCCTTTGCCGGTGATACCACCCCCTACCCCGGCAGCCACATACCCGCCTGAGTGGGTGCGGTTCGCGCTGCGGTCCAGGGCCCACTCCTCCGCGCTCTGATTGTTCGGGTCAAGCCTGATGTCAAACACCGGGTGGTACACCGGGTCCTGCAGCACCTCCTTGACCTTCTTGGAGAACGTCATGGCCAGGCTCACGTTGTACGAGCAGGCGATGATCTCGTGGTGGGGGTTACGCCCCAGGTGCCAGGACGGGAAGGACCGGGAGCAGAGTTCAGACTTTCCCGAGCGCGGGGGCATCAGCAGCATCAGTCGGGGTGACAGGCCCTTGGCCACATCATCGCTGAACTTCTCCAACCGCCGACAGATGTCCATATGGACCCACCCTGCCATATACAGGGGGTTCAACCTCTGCACGAACGGTAACAGGGACCGTCGGGAGAGTACCCGGCTGGCCAACTCGATTTGTTGTGGGGTGGGGGCAGAGGGTCGGGTCATAAGGCGGCTCGCCCATCACCCTGATCCGTGAGAAGCTGTGCGCTGGCATTTTGCGGACCTTTTTCAATCATCTCAAGCAGCTCTGCGTCCGACATGGCTGTCAGTGTCTGCATCGTCACGTTCCCGCTGACATCCATCTTCACCTTGTGCTCGATCGGGGCCATGTAGCCGCACATCTTCGCGATCTCGCGCCACCCGCTGATCATCGAAGCCGGTTCGGCCATGAGCTTGGCCATCTCGATCGCTTCGAGGAAACCATCCATCACCTTCTTGCGCGACATCTGCGCCTCTGCTTCGTACTTGGCTTCGTACTCGGCCTTGAGTTTCAGGACGTTGGGCATGCGCACCATGCGGTAAGCGAGTGTGCCGCCATCGGCGTAGCCTGCACGTGCGCTGGCGGCCAGGATCGAGTCACCTTTGGCCCAGTGCTCGACGAACAGCTTCTGTTTTTCAGTGAGGGGCTTGTCGGGGCTGACAGACATTGCACCTTCGATGGTGCCTGTGCTGATACCGCGGCTTCGTGCTTCGTGGATCGTGGCTTGGGGGTTAGCGCCGCGTACTCCGTTGCGTGTCTTTTGCTTCGGCGTCGTGTCCTCTCGCTTCCTGGAGCGTTCGACGGAGAGCGGGGCGGTTGCGCGGGCGGTCATGGGGCGCATTCTAACTTAGAGGTTAGATTTTGGTGGTTGGGGTTTGCTAAAAATTTTTCTGGCTAAAAATTTAGAGATTTGGTTCCGTGGGACCCTCCCCCGGGGGTCACGAAACCACTACCCCACTTCGGATTCGGTTTCGGCTATCCCCGGAAGGGGACCCTAAGCCCCTGAGTACAGGGGCTTAGTCGGTGATCGTTCATGTCTTAACTCTTCAACCTGAAAGGTACACATCATGAACACTACCACTACTACCCCTGCATCATCTGATATCGAACTCGGCTACACCGTGCTTGGCTATGTCATCGACGCCATCGGCTGGTGCATCGCTATGTCTGCTGCGCTCATGTGCAGCTCATGGCTCATGACCATCATCGTTGGCGCAATCATGGGCGCGCTGATGTACCTGCTCAGCCAAGTCATCTACCTGTTCGCCGTGGCCAAGACCTCAGTAGCTACTGCCGAACGTATCGGTACCAACGTGCGCAGCTTGCAAGCACGCGCTACCTCGCTGTTCACCCGCAAGGCTGAAGCAGCATGAGCGACGAGCTCATCGTGGTCATGTACGACATCGCCGGTGTCGTGCTCACCATCTATTCGGGTGTCCTGCTCGGTGCTTAGCACACCACCACTCAGTCCATGGGTACATGGACTGAGTCGGTCATCTCTTTCGTTCTTAATTCTTACTTAGATTGGAAATATCATGGCCAAGAAACCCACCCTCACCGTTCAACTCATGCATGCACAACTGCGCATCGCTGAACTCGAGCAACAGCTCGCTGCCGCCAAGGCACCTCGTGCTATCAAAGTTGTAGCACATACTCCGTGGCAACGTCCTGCCCACATGGAAGCGGCGCGCCAAGCCGCCATGTCTGGTCACTGCGTGGTCAAGCTGTGAAGGACGCGCTGTACGCCGTCGCTACGTTCGCTGTCTTCGCGCTCATCGGCGTGATGCTGGCGTGGCGTGGATGAGAACGATTCGCATTTGTAAAGTTCTTCGCTTCTGGGTTGCGTGTCAACCCAGCACGAAGCATTTCGCTTCAGCACACTAACCAAGGAACCTATCATGGTCACTCGCTCTAAAACCAAACAGACAGTTGTTGACACTCCATTCGTTGAAACTGTGCACGGCGTTGCACCGGACACTGCCGACACACTTGAGGCGCGCTTGCACGCTGCCGTCAATGACCTCTTCAGAGGTAACGTCAGAGGTAACGTCGTTTCGTGGAAACGAATTCTGCTCGCTTGGGTTGTCGGCTTGGCCACAGCCTTCGGTGTGAGTTATGTGATCACATCGCTTGCCACCTACGCCGCAGTTGGTGCATTGATGCTGACTGGTTCAGCATTCATCTCGGTGTTCATTTATGTCGTTGGCATCATCGCCGCGATCTACGCGTCGTATCGCGTGTCAGTCTTTGTCCACCTCAAGGTGATTGACAAGAGCGTTGACGCTGCGTTCGCAAACGTTTCAAACAAAGTACGAGGCTGGTTTGGTAACAAACCTGTTGCAGCATGATTGAAATGGGCGTCGTTGTAGGCATGGGATTACTCGTGTCTCTGTGCAAAATGAACTGGAAATGGAGGATGCATATGCTGTCTTCTCCGCTGTTCGTTGACTTCTTGGTAATGATAATGCTTCTCATTTGCCATTGGGGCACGTTCAGCGGCGTGATGGTTGCGACAGTAGGCGCTTTAACGTGCTCACTGACCCTGTCAGGAGCCCGCTGGCTGTACGGTCACGTCGAGTCTGGTACCTATGTACCAGGCTACTTCGATGTGGCCTCTAAGCTCGTTTAAATCGGTCGAGCAAATTCGTTGTTATCTAACCACAAGCCCCCTGAGTACAGGGGCTTGGTCAGTCATCTTTTTCGTCTTTAACTTTATTGGAGCTATCCATGTCACGTACACCTATCCGTCTGATTGAAGAACACAAACGCTACGAGCCTTGCGTCAACGCTCAAGCGCCCATCGACTTCAGCAAGCTCTCCTACCTCATCATCGATGAGGACGAGGATGAGCCTGATGAGCCGCTGTCGTATGGCAGCGACCCGATGCTGATCCTTGAACGCAAACAAGGCCGCTAGCGCTTTGCTTTGGGTCAGTCTGTTTGAGGGGTTCTTTTATGAGCCCCTTTCTTTTTTAACTTTCGGAGATAAACATGCCTACATGCACCCGTTGCGGATATCAAACATCGTCACGCGGTCCTTTCGGTGAAGCACTGCATCCAGAGTGCTGGGAAGAACAAGACGAGGACATTGCGCGCGTTGAAAGACGCACCGCCGAGAAACACGGCTACGACACAAGCTACTACGCACGTGTTGATGAAGCAAAACAAATCGCTGACGCACATGTCGAATGTGAACGGCTCAACCCTCACTTCACGACAGCCCAAGCTGTTGACTGGGTATTCACCAAAATCTTCGGTGAGTTCCAAGGGACTGAACTTGACAAACGCAACTACGCGCTTTGCAAATAACCCACTAAAACCGGCCACCTTGAGACGTCGCTTGCCGGACGCGCACGAGCAATCGTGAGTCTCTACCTTCACGCTCCACTGGCCCACCGAACTGGTGCTGACTCGCTCAGCCGTCTTGATCCACGAAACGGATCACTTCCTTCAACTTCACTTGGAACTTAATCATGACTACTGCAAACCAAACCTCTATCGCTCAAGCCCTGAATAAAACCCACACTGTCCCCACCGGCACCATGGCCAAGCTCGCCGTGTCAACTGGCACGAGCTTCTTTGATCCTATCGACTTGCTCGAAGATCATCTTGGCAATCGCCCCGTCCTGCATGCACGCGTGCTTGAGTCCATGGTCTGGATGCTGGACAACTCCTGCATCTCACAAGCTCGGTCAATCCTCTTCACGCGCTACGCTGAAGTCGATCACACCGAACCCGAGGCGTTTGTCGACTTCTGCCAAGACGTCGCGGAAAACATCGACCACGAGTCGTTGTACAAAGACGAGTCGCCCGAGCAAACGCTGGCCATCCTACTGGCTCTGCGCGACCAATGGCACGACGCTGCTGCCCGTGCTGCTGCCGCTGACGACCGTGACTACAAGCCTAAGTCATTGCGCGAACTGATGGAAGCTGAAAAGGTCAAGCCTGCTGACGTCGGCACACGTGTCAACTACAAGAAGCTCGCTGAACTGGAGTCTGGCACCGACACTGCCAAGGCCGAGCGCTTGTACAACGCCTACATGGAGGCTGATGCACTGGCCTCGGCCAACCGTATCGATGGCAACAAGAAATTGATGCCCACGATCCTTGAAGTGTTGCGCACTGCCAAGCGTTATGCACTCGAGTCTTCACGCTTCGATCACTTGCCACTGCCCGTACAACGTCGGCTCACCACCTTTGCTGTTGGTGTTGTTGGTCGTTGCAAGCTCGATGTGGCCAAGCGCCTGTCTAAGCAGCCCATCGCATTCGGCCATGTCGCCGAAGCTGCCTATCAAGCAACTGTCGCATTGAACCACGTCATCACGACAAAGTTCAATGACGATGGTGAGTTGGAAAACATCACATCACAAACCGAGATCAACATCGGTCGCAACGCTAAACGTGTTGCTTGCTCCATCGACTGATGATTCACTGAGCAGGGCCTTCGGGTTCTGCTCATATCTCCTTGGGAAAGGCTCACGGACTGCGATTTGTGGTGCAAAAACAACGTGTAAAAAAACGCTGCTACCCCTTATATAGAATATTTATCTACTACTCTCTTACTCTTTTCTAACTTCAACTTTAGAAGTGTAAAGTGTAAAAAGTGTAAAGAGAAGGGATAGGAGAGTTGTATGAGCACTTTTGATTACGTTCGTTACACCGGTTTTTGGTCGATTTTGGCTTCAAATCGATTTTCCATTTGAAGCCAAATTTTGCCTAAAATTCACGCTCTAACATCTATTTGAGACTCCCATGAAACTTACCTTCCTGAACGCAGCCGTCGCGCTGACGAAGTCATATACCAAGCACACTGATGGGACGATTGAGAAATCGTCATACCCCAATGTATGGGAAGTGTCATCGATTATCGAAGACTGCCCTGACCTGAAGACGATGGAGTCGCTCATCATCAAGCACGCCAACATCGGCAACTGTCTGCTCAAGGGCATGGTCACACGCAACCTCGTGTGCGAGTCACGCAAGGACAGCACAGACCGCAATGCCACCACAGAATTTCTTTGCCTCGATCTCGACGGCATCGAGCCAACCTTCATCCTTGATCCTGCATACCCACCCATCAATGTCACAGTGGACTCAATCCTTGACGCAATGGGTATGACTGACGTGTCATACATCTTGCAGTGGTCAGGCTCCATGAACATCAGCTCCCCTGCCCTGCGCTGCCACGTGTTCATCATGTTGTCCAAACCAGTCTCGGCACCACTGATCAAACAGTGGCTGATCCAGAAGAACCACGAGGTGGCAGTCCTGCGCAACGCGCACTCGTTGACCAAGACGGGCAACGCCCTGAGCTGGGGGCTGGACATCACAGCATGCCAATCCGACAAGCTCATCTATATAGCACCACCAGTCCTCAAAGGAATCAAGAACCCTCTGGGCCGAACACCACGCATCTCGCATGTGCAGAAGGCTAACGCAACATTCGATTTCACCGGTCGTATCAACTCAACTGATCAGAACCGTGCTCTCACGGACACGCGCATTCTTGAGCTGCGAGACCGTGACGGACTGCCCAAGCGCAAGCTCACTTATAAACATGTGGGCTCACATGAAGTGCTAGTCAAGCCAGGTGAGTGCATCGTGACGGACATGAAGATCGACCGAGGGTTTGTGTACTTCAACCTCAACGGTGGTGACTCATGGGCATACTTCCACCCAGAAAACAACCCGGACTACATCTTTAACTTCAAGGGCGAACCAGTCTATCTCACCAAGGAGCTGCTACCCACCTATTGGGAACAGCTCAACTCCCAGGCTTACCGCGTCAGTTCCACGGGCTTAACGTACCTTGCCTTCCTGGAGCGTAGCACCTCCACCTATTACCGTGGAGCTTATGACACAGCAAAGGATGATCTGCAAATCTTCCCTGCCAAGAACGAATCAATGGTTCGTCAATTTGCAGACTCCAACGGCATGCGCCTTGGTAACAACATCCCTGAGTGGGATATGGAATTCAACCCACGTGACAACGTCCGTGTAGATTTCGCCAACAAGACAGTAAACACTTTCCAACTGACTGAATATATGCGCGCACCAGTAAAAAAGGTCACCAAGTGCCCACCGACAATCTTCAAGATCATCAACCACGTGCTGGCCAACGACATCGATGCTGTCGAACACTTCATGAACTGGCTGGCATTCATCGCCCAGTACCGTGACCGCACCATGACTGCATGGATATGGCAGGGCACCCAGGGCACAGGCAAGGGCCTGCTCATGAACAAGGTGCTCATGCCCATCTTCGGTGAGACCCAGACCGTCATTAAGCGTGCTGGTGAGCTGTCTGAAAAGTGGACAGACTTCGTAGCCGGCAAGTTCATCGTGTTCATCGATGAAGTGCAGACCTCAGCATTCCGCGACGAGGCTGGTGTCATTGCCAACCTGAAAAACTTCATCACTGAGCCAACAGTGACTGTGCGCATGATGAACAAGAACAGCTACGCAGTGTCAAACTTCGCCAGCTACATCTTCGCGAGCAACAAACCTGACCCTGTCAACGTGGACAAGGAAGACCGCCGTTTCAACGTAGGGCCCTATCAAGCCCTGAAGCTGATCATCTCGCAGGCTGAGCTCGAGGCCATACCAGGTGAATTGCAGGCCTTCCTGCACTACCTGATGAGCTACGCAGTTGACAAGTCTCAGGCCAGCACAGTGCTACAGAACGAATCACGCAACACTCTGATCAGTCTGAGCCAAACTACTAGTGAATCAACGGCAACTGCTCTGACTGAAGGCGACATGGCCTACTTCATCGATCAGCTGCCCACAGACGACAGCTACAAACTTGATCCGAGGCGTCTGGCCACCGTCGAAGAGTACAGACGCACCCTGTGTAACCTGCTGCTCCGCACAAAGCCCAACGGCCTGTGCAACATCCACCGTGATGAGTTATTCGTGTTGTTCAACTATATGGTAGGCGACATGAGCCCCAGCCCGGCCAAGTTCACGAAGTTCCTCGGCCATCGCCAGCTGGAGATCAAGCCCCTGTTGATCCCAGGACATGCCAAGACAGGCCGTGGCATCACAGTTACCTGGAACGGGCTGGCTAACTTCCCAACCCTGCTGAAGAGCCACTTCGGCGACATGACAAAGGTGAAAACACCATGACAACGAAAGAAAATGATGAGTTCGACACTGAAGTCCGCTTCCTCGATGAAGCGGCGACCGAAGCAGCAGAACTTGTCGGTCCTAACTCCCCCGAATATGAGCCCCTCATCGAACGCCTCGTCGAGCGCAAATGGGAAGCACACTATCAGGCCGCTAACTAGATAGTCATAAACAATTAGTCAGAACTCACGCGCTGCAATCTAATCTCTAACTTCGATGAATCACCTATCTAATTTAGAACCGCCCAAAGCAGCCGTGTCGTTCATTGGCTGTGAACACGACATCCAGGCACATATGGACGTCGTGGCAGCGATCCTGAAATATCACTGTCAAGACCCTAACGCCAGCGTGAAGATTTATGTCAACCCCAGCACTGAAGACGTCCCTCTGGAGTGGACGCTCCGGCATTCATCTCCACGCGGCATCCTCACCCTTAACGTCACACAGCGCTGTCCAGGCGGGGCTGTGCATTTTTCACGAAGCTAATCATGCGCGTAAACACAACAACCCCGGCTCATCAGCACCCCATAGATTTCCGCAACGACCGGGCGAACGCCAATGTGCGCAGCAAGACGCCAATCATTCCCAGACAGCGCGAAGAGCACGAGGCCCTGCCCATGTCATCCACGATCTGGACTAAAGGGTCTTATCGGACTGGCGACGGCGAAGTCCGTCAGCTTCAGCGCCCAGGCTCACATGTCGCAGCCGCCTTACCCTCACGAGGCTACAGAACATGAACTACGACCACGAATACGAAGTCATCGCCGACTACTACGAGAAGCTGGCGCGCGAGGTACTCACGTACGTCGCACTGATGTGTATCGCTGGAGTCATAGGGTTTTGTTTTGGAGCGGCATCATGAAAATCAAAGTCTCAGAAGCCACGAACGTGAAGCTCGACTGGCTGGTTGGCACCATTGAACATTCCCTTGGGTTTGAGTACCGGCCCCGCACCAAGAAGTGCTACGCCTACGACAAAACCAAGCTAATGAAGGTGTATTCCCCGACAACGTCTTGGGCACAGGGCGGGGAAATCATTGGCCGGGAAATCGGGAACTTGTGGAAGCACAATAAGCTAGACCCATCTGAATTTGATGTGTGGACGGCTGCGGCATATCACAAAGCACCTGATGGGACGCTGCTGTACTACGAGGAAGGCCCCACCCCACTCGTCGCCGCCATGCGCTGCTATGTGGCCAGCCGCCTCGGCGACGAAGTCGAAATCCCGGAGGAACTGGCATGCTAATGCGAACCCGCGCAACCCACGACTGCCGCACCACATTCGCTGGTGGCATCAACCCCTTCATCGCCGCCGGTGCCGTCCGACTGATGCCAGCCTACGAACCTGCATCCAGGGTGGCTGGTGTGTTCTGCGTCACCCAAAACGACATTCTTGTCGTGCTTCGGGATGGCAAGGAGCGAAGAATTTGTGAAGTGGCGGACGCCACGGGAGGTGAGTCAAACAACGTCGGCCAGACCCTTGCCAAGATGGCCACCGCCGGGCTTATCAAGCGCGAGATGCGCCGGGTGCCCGGGAGGAAGTCGGTGCCCTTTTACTCAATTTGGGGGTTGGAATGAACTTTAGAGAACACTTCGAACAGTGGCACTTGAAGCGGTATGGCTACAAGGCCGAAGGCAAAGGTACGGCACTTGCGTACAAGTACAAGCAACCGACCATACAGGGGCGTTGGGAGGTGTGGCAAGCCTGTGCTGATTGGCACTCTGGTCAGCAAATGGGGGTGAACTCAACTCACACCCTCGACAACGACGAGATCGTGGACATCCTGCAGGACGCGCTCAAACTCGTCGATGCGTACCGCCGAATTGCGTTGGGTGACGGCGACCTCACGGCGATGAACATTCGCCGCGTGCTGAAGAAGTTGGGAGGTGAAGAATGATCAAACTCACAACACCCACAAGCTCAGGCAGCACGACTCACTACGTTGCGCCTGACGGCATCTGTCAAGTAACCGAGGCTTGCGCAAGCAGCCAGTGGCACGGCATCAGGTCAATCGTCAAGCTGTTTGACAGGACGGTGCTTGAGTGCAGCGAAGGTGCCGGTGACATACGTGCGGCCGTCGAGAAAGTGCGGGGTGAAGCATGAGCAAAAGCAGTCAAGCACTCCTTGCAGCACTCGCCCTTACATCCACGCTGCTACCAAACCATGCAGCGCGGGAGGATAGAACTTACTGGCAACGCCCAATCAACACCGGACGACGCGCCGAGAAAGACGCCGCTGCACTCGCAAAGGCTCAAGCAAAACGCGACCGCAAGGCCGCTAAACGCAGGGGTGAAGCGTGAACAAGCCGCCAGTACGCGCCTTCCGCCTGACGATGGCACTGGAGGCCGACACCCGCATAGACATGGTGTGGGCACTACGCAATCTGGCAGACCGCGTGGAGCGGGAAAAGGTGACCGTTGGCGTGTGGGGAAGCCCAAGCGACGGCGCGATCTATGAGCTACTAGCAGACCCGAGCGTGACGCATGACAGTTATCACGCTGCTCTGCGGGCATACCTTGATGACAAGCGGTCTAACGCATAGCTGCCCGGTGCCGAAGGCATCCGTGCCGAGCGTTGAGTTAAACCGAATTTTTACAGAGGAAGAAGATGAACACACAAGAAATACCAGACTGGATGATTGACGCCACAAACATCCCGAAAGCTGACGCGCTACAGACGCTGGCAAAGATTCTGCCAGAGGGCTGGAACATCCAGATTGATATTGAGCGTGGCGCAGGAAGCGTGACTCTATTTGCACCAGAAGACACCATGTATGAAATTGATACCGGCGGCGAGGGCATCGAAGCGGACTTGCTTGAAGCGCTGCGATTTGCGTGCTGGCGCGAGAAACAAACCGATTTGGTTGTGGATCGGGCGTGGGCGCAATTCAAGACTGCCATGCGGTTTAACGCCGGAGATAAGCAGTGAGTGAAACGAATCTGATTGATCGACCTGTTATGCCGCAAGGCTACCGGCTGGA